GCCTCACGAAGTATCTAGCCTTCGAGTCCGTTACTCTGACGGAAACTTTAACATCAATGCCGAAGGCGAACACAAAGAAGCAGCTCTTACTAAAGAGTACGGCACTGAACAAGCTCGACCTACTGCGGTCATTCGTAAGTATTCAAACAACCCTGGCAAGTCTGCGGATGTACTCATTCAGCAGCTCAAGAAGTATAGGGGAGGCAGACTGCTATGACATTCCTGCTATCTGAAGATAAGGCTCTTCGAGAGAAGCTTCAGGGCTGCGTTGTTACTGACCAGCGTTCTGAGGGTGACGGAGTTCCACGAACTGTTCGTGCATACTTTGGTCAGCCTGACCAGGAGCTAACAGCTCAGCTCTATCCTTACATCACTATCGACATGATTGATATCAATCGTGATACTGAGCGTGAGATGCGTGGGATGGTGTCTGACATCACTCCTAACACAGACTACTTGGCTCCCGATAGTGTCACAGAGGGACAGGGTTGGCAAATTCACACCCCTATCCCAGTCAGTATTGACTATCAGGTAACTACCTATGCTCGTCACCCACGCCATGACCGTGAGCTTCTAGCTCAGATTGTGTCAGGCAAACTTCCCCTAAGATTTGGCAGCCTAGTGCTGGATGATGGAACCATCAGACGCCTGGATGTCATTAACGTTTCCAAAAGGGACGTTACCGAGCAGGCAAAGCGTCTGTTTGTAAATGCAATAACTGTGAGAGTTTCAAGCGAAATCTCACAGAGTACTCTACAAACTCTGTACAAAGTCATGGAAGTTAATGTGGATGCTTTGGGTGCCCAATATGCGGGTGGAAGACCTGGAGACCCAAACTTCACAAGTGTTATTCCGTTCACTATTTCGAACTAAATCGTTTCCCACTGTTTAAATAAACTAATTTAAAGGAGATAAGATGGCTTATAGTCGTCCTGGAGTCTACATTACAGAGACTCTTCTTCCTGGCCAGATTGCCACAGTAGGTACTGCAAATGCTGCAGGTGCCGCTGTTGGTGTATTCGCTCAGGGACCAACTACAGTTACTTTAGTAACTTCCTGGTATGACTTCGTAAAGAAGTTCGGTGGCTACAACGCTGCATTCCCAGCTACCTTTGGTGTAGGTCAGTTCTTCCAGAACGGTGGAAGTGAGCTTTACGTTCGCCGTGTTCTGCACTCTGACGCTACTCAGGCAGCTATTATTGTTCCTCACACTTCTGGTGGTAGCGACGCAGTTGCAACTGTAACCGCAAAGAGCTACGGTGCAGATGGTAACAACCTTCGTGTACAGTTCACTTCTACTGGACGTGCAAACTACTACGACCTAACTGTTTACAAGGAAACTGTGGCAGGTACTGGTTCTAACGTAGCTAATGACCTTATTCTGGAGCGTTACACCAACGTCGTAACTAACGATACTGCTTCAAGTGACTTTGTTGCTACAGTAGTCAACGTTCAGTCTCAGTACATCAGCATTGCTGTTACTGACACTACTGCAACTCCAACAACCGCTGTGCTGCCTCTCGTTGGTGGTTCAGATGGTTCAGCCGCTACTGCTAGCGACTTTGGTGGGGTTCTGGCAGAGTTTGACGCAGTTGACCGTCCGCTGGTTATCTTCGCACCTGAGGTACTAACTCAGCTGGGAACTAACGATGGCGCAACAGTTCACGACTCGCTGATTGCTTGGGCTAACACTGGCAGTGGATACGCTGTTATCGATACTCCTGCAATTACTAACCAGGCAACTGCGGTAGCTGACGCTATCTCGTACGCTGGTGACCGCACTACTCCAGTTACTGGCCAGGCTGCAGCTTACTTCCCTAACTACTACATCACTGACCCAGTTGGTCGTAGCGCACAGTCGCTGCGTAAGGTTGGTCCAGCAGGTGCAGTAGCAGGTCTGTACATCAGCACCGACAAGCAGGTAGGACCATTCAAGGCTCCAGCAGGTATCCGCTCCGCTATCCGTGGCGCTGTTGCTCTGGAGAAGTCGTTCACCTCAGCTGAGCTGGACACCCTGAACTCAGGCTTCTCACCTGTAAACGCTATCCGCAACCTGCCAGGTTCGGGCATTGTCGTTATGGGTGCACGTACCCTGCAGCAGGATGGCACCGTTAACAAGTACGTTAACATGCGCCGCTCGCTCATCTACATTGAGAAGCGACTCAAGGATGCAACTCAGTTCGCTATCTTTGAGAACAACAACGAGGTTCTTTGGGCTCGTTTGAACTCAACCATCGGTTCTATCCTGAATGAGTACCGTAACCAGGGTGGTCTCCGTGGCGCAACTGCTCGTCAAGCTTTCTTCGTAAAGATTGACAAGGAGAACAACCCTGCTGAGACTATCGCTAACGGTGAGGTTCACATTGAGGTAGGCGTTGCTCTTCAGTACCCTGCAGAGTTCGTAGTCATCAACCTCAGTCAGAAGACTGCTAACTAGCCTAAGGAGAAATACAGATGGCAACTATTACTAATAACCGTTCCAGCCTAATCACAGACCCTTTAAGAAATTTTAGGTTCCTGGTTAACTTCTACCCACTCGATGACGCTGCTCTGGACCTTCCTGGAGGAACAGGCGTGGCTGCTATCGGATTCACCTCGGTTTCGGGAATGTCAGTAACCACTGACAGTATCCCTTACCGTGAGGGTGGCTACAACACCACCTTCCACCAGATTCCTGGTCAGACAACCTTCGCTCCTGTTACCTTCCAGCGGGGTGTTGTTCTAGGTACCCGTCAGAACTGGGACTGGATGCGCCGCTTGTTCGCAACCGTACAGGGTGGACCAACTGGTCTGACTGTCGGTGCTAACAACTTCCGTTGCGACATCGAGATTCAGGTTCTGAGCCACCCAGTTGCAGGTACTGGTGTTGACGATGGTGGAGCATCTACTGGTGACCACATCGCTCAGCGCTTCTACATCTACAACGCCTGGATTACTTCACTGGCTTACTCGGACCTCAACGCTGGTGACAACGCCCTGTTCGTAGAGCAGATGACCGTTGTTCACGAAGGCTTTGACGTCAGCTGGGGAACCAACCTTCCACAGGCTGGTGACCTGGACAACACTAGCGGTAGTGCAGAACCATTCACTACCAACGGTGCAGCTTAATTAAAGGATAAATAAATGGCAAACAATACGATTAGTGCGGATGTAAATCCAAACCTGGTAAACAATATCGCTCAAACTGCTTTTGCGGAGCCTGTAGAGGAAATTGCAAAAGCAGAAATCAATGCTCCTTTCAATGGGATTGTTGACCTCCCTGGTGGGTACGTAAAGCCTACTGGGGAGGTCATCAAGACCGCTGAAGTACGGGAGCTCACTGGAAGAGATGAGGAAATGTTGGGTAAAGTAACCAACTACAATCGTCTCTTCCCTACTATCTTGAACCGAGCGGTAGTATCTATCGGAAACGAAAGGGCAACCGAGGCCATGCTGGACTCGTTGCTTGTTGGTGACCGTGATGCCTTGCTGCTAGGTATTTACCGTGCAACATTTGGACCAACTGCTGACTTTAGCACTGCCTGTCAGGGCTGTGGAGAAGTCAAGAACGTCACTGTAGACGTTGCCGCAGATATCAAGAGCAAAGTTCTGATTGACCCAGCAAATGACCGTACCTTTACAGTAAAGGGAAAGAAGGACGAGTATCTAGTTACTCTTCCTACTGGTGTTACTCAGAAAGCAATGATTGCTGCGGATGACAAGAACGGTGCAGAGATTACCTCTGTGCTGCTTGAGAACACTGTTCTTAAGATTAATGAGACCTCTGTGGTTAGCCCGATACAGATTAAGAATCTGGGTCTGGTTGACCGTCGGACTATTGTTCAGGAAATCTACAGCAGAAACCCTGGACCAAAGTTCGAGAACATTGTACTAGCTTGTCCAGACTGTGACGGAGAGGTAGTGGTTCCGATTAGTGTCGGAGGTTTGTTTCGCTTCTAGCGTTACAGACTATTGGTCACTGATGAATCAGTGGTCAGCCATAACCGAATCCTATCCAGGATGGACGTTAAAGGAGATAAAGAAATTGTCTCCTAGAGAAAGATTGAACTGGTTAGAGATAGCCAGAGAACGAGGTAAGGTGAAGCGAAATGTCTGACGACCTCGCAGCAATGAGCCGTGAACTTAGCGGCATTATCTCTCAGCTCAAAATGGCTGACCAGCTCAAGAGCCACCTTGTATCAGGAATTGCTCCTGCAGGCAGTGGTAATAGCGGTAACATCCTGCAGGGAGCTTTGGCTGGATTTAGCCAGGGCACAGGTTCAGGCGGTGCTATTGGTCAAATCCTTGGTGGTTTTGGAACCGCTATCGGTGGAGTTGCTGTAGGTGCATCCATGGCTATGCCTGGAGTTGCGGCTACAATTAGCCGTAGCCAGGGGTTCTACCAGGCTGCCCTGGGTACTGGTGGTGGACTCAATCGAACTACCATTGGTAATGCTACATTTAGCGCAATGCGTGGCGGTATTACCAGCCCAGGCTCTGATGCGATGGTGGGCCAAGGTCTTGCCAGCATGGGTATTATGGCAAGTACTGCTTCCAACAGTACGTACATGCAGATGGTGCGAAATGTTCGCAACTCTGCCATGTACCTGGGGCAGGATAATGCCACTGCAATGCAGGCAGTTGCTGGTCTAACTACAGGTTCTATGTCAGCAAATCTTGCTGCCACTATGGGCATCTACACCTCTGACCCAATGACGGGTAAGACACGTAGTGAGTCTGACATTTTTGGCAATATCTATGCTCAGTTCACTGCGGGTCAAGGACGAGCATCTGTTCAGGACATTAACGACAGTTTCTACAAGGGTAACCTTGGTGCTAACCTAACTAATCTTGGCTTTAGCGATGCCCAAAAGCAGCGCTTCTTGCAGTTTGCCATCAATAAAGCTGGTGGGAACACAATGGACCTTAGCAACAATGCTAATGCTAAGGCCTTGATGGGTAAGAATAACAAGCTGGGTAATTCAAATCCAGTTCAGTCAACTCTGGACATTAACACCACCATGACTGACCAGATGAATGCTGCTGCACCGTCTTATGAGGCAGGTATGAAGGACGCAGCAAATCTGTTCCAGTCCATGAATAGTGAAGTCAAGGGTCTGATTACTAACTTTGGTCAATTGAATGCCAGTATGCAGACATTCTTAGGAACTCCTACTGGTGCTGGACTGACTCAAGCTACTACAAGTATTATTTCTGGAATTTCGTCTATTGGTTCTGGAATTCTTGGATTGATTCCTAAGGGCGGTAAGAGTGGTGGCAATGGGCTAGCCACAAGTAGTGCTGCAGGGGCAGCTACTACGGGAATGGCAGCAACACACGTTCCTGCAAATGGTCCCATTACTGCTCATCTGGGTGATAAAGGCAAGATGTGGTCTGCACATGGCCACAATGGTACTGACTACGGTGTTCCTGATGGTAGCCCTATCTATGCAGCCGCTGCTGGTGTAGTCCGTAAGGATGCTGTGTCACAAGCCGCTAATGGTGGCTATGGACACTACATTACTATCGACCACGGAGATGGTTACACTACCTTATATGCTCACTTAGACCCATCCAGTGCAGATGTCCATGAGGGTGACCAGGTTCAGGCTGGACAAGTTATTGGTAAATCTGGTCACAGTGGTTGGGTAACTGGTCCTCACCTGCACTTTGAGGTGCAAAAAGATGGTCAGTCTATTCCTATTGAAAACTTCCTCAGTGGTGCAGTTAAGACTAATGCCCCTTCTGGTAATAAGGCGGGTGCAGCTGCTGCTAGCTCTGGTTTAGGTTTTAGCTTTGTTTCTGCCATGAATGCTATTGGACAATCTGCTAATGAGTTACTAGGAATCTCTGCGCCAAAGGCAGCTAAGAGCGTGTCTAGTTGGTCGGGACCGAGCTCAGGAGCGGGTGTTGGTCAGTCGATGTCTGCTGGCACTAATCCAGGTGGAGGTTTGGCAAACGGAATTGCTCTGGGTTCTGCAACCCCAGCATATTCTGGCGGAGGGGTTAGTGTTGCTCCAAATGTAGCCATTAACGTACACATTGCACAGGCCTCGGCTGATGAGGCACGTAAGTTTGCGGCTCTTGTAAAGGGAGTCTTGGAAGGCGACAAGCTCGCCGCTAACATGGGAGCGTATTAATGGCAAATCACCCAGGTAGACCTACACCTAAGTTAGACCCTAAGCAGCGTGCCGCTGCTGAGGCTTTGCTTGCAAAAACTGAGAATGATGCTTCTATAAAAGCCAATAACTATTATCTTCAGGCAAAGAACTATGATGCTATGGTGGCTGGCATTGAGTACCTTAGAAGCAAGTGCAAAACCCCATATGGCGGTACTGGGTCTGCTAAGTCCGTAGACTTTTCCGACTTTAAGTACTTAAGTGAACACGGCTTATTCACTGGTAAGTGGAAGTACGGTGCTACTAGAA